GAAGCATCCAAGCCATCGTCTGGGTTTGGTTGGCCTATTTCATCTCTGGCTACCTTAACTAGGACCATGCAGAAGGCTACCTGGGAGGCTGTTAGGTTGATTTTTAGATAAGAACTCCACAGATCTGAAATTCTCGTATGTAGTCTTGTGTACTCCCCATGCGTCTTGGCACGTTCCCCTGATATAAGGTCGGCCGCCTTCTTCAAGATTTCATCTGGCGTCATAAATCGTATACCCGATTCGAGATGGGAGGAAGAATGTGAAGAGACTCCTTAGCTCTGGTTACGGCTACATAGAATACCCTGTGTTCCGTATCAGGGCTAACCTGATATTCCTGAAACGCTGGGTAAGGAAGATCTGGAGAGACGATAATGTTATCCGCCTCTCCTCCCTTCATGGAGTGAATGGTGCTCACCTTTATCCGTGGACGTTTTACGTTGTCCCCCCGCGTCAGAGCGTTGAGAATATAGTTCTTTGAGTCGAGATCAACCTTCCCCAAAGCCTGATGCCATCTCATCGATTCTTGAGCTAAAAGGCCCAGGTTATCTTTGGCATACTTCATACTGTAGCTTTCCTCTTGGTCTAGAAGGGTAAGCTTCTTGGACCTTGGACCATGGCCTCTGGAAAATCCTTCCTCTACCTTCATGAAGGTGTAGAGATTCCTAATCTTCTCTGGGGGCAGGACCCCTCCCTTACACCATAATTCCCAGTCTAGGATTGCTTGGTATGTTCTGGGGTCGATACTGGGCTTTCCTCTTCGGCTGTAAATCCACCCCTCTTCACGAAGTTCGTTTGCATAATAGTCGGCCAAACGATTTGATCTCGCTAAGATGCACCACTCCCCTTTCTCAAGGGGAATATCAGACATTCGTTGATGATACCTGATGGAGCCTTCCTGATCCTTCGGATGCCAAATCTTCGAGGCCCTATGCCCAATGCGACCTGAAATGGTTTGAGCTACCCTCCATATCGACCCTGGAACACGATAGGACTTACTTAGAACCGTCTTCTTGTCTGTCGCATTAAGAAACGCTTTAACGTCTGCCCCTTGGAAACCCATGATGGCCTGATCGTCATCGCCCGTGAAAACTTGTATGCGGGGGATTTTTCGAAGCACCTCGACCATGGACCACTGTAAAGTGGAAAGGTCCTGCGCTTCATCCACAAACAAGGCCTCTATGTCTGGGCAGATATCCGAATTAATAAAGTTCTCTATCATGTCCGTAAAATCAATCTTGTTGTATGTCCTCTTATAATTCTCGTAACTTTTCACTAGCTGGATCAGTTGCTCAAAGCGGATGCTGTAGTCTCCGTTTAGGCGGTACATTTCATCCAGGGGGATCATACGGCTCCTCCCCAAGTGATAGAGATTCATGTAGGCATCGCCGACCGACACCCCCAAAGAATCAAAGTCCGTCTCCACCTCCTTGGAATAAACACCAAAGGGTATCCCCACCTCGTTCCCGATGACTTTCAAATCCTTAGTTCCGATTACTTCATCTGAGGAATACCCTCCAGCGCGGTATGCTAAAGAATGCAAGGTTTGGAAGTAGGGCAAATCTTTTTCGTCTATCCCCCAATCCCTGATGACACGCTCCCGACTTTCGGCTGCCGCTTTGCGAGTGAAGGACACACAGGCAATTCTGTTAGGGTCTATCCCATCTTCGATGCAGTTACGAATACGGTTGGAGTTAGTCTGGGTCTTGCCAGTACCTGGCGGGCCAAGGATGGTTTCGTGTTGATCAGTCACTGTCTGCGCCTCCACAAAAATGCCGCCGCCCCTATTGTCATCCAAGCTTTGCCAACAACTTGCCCGGCCAGATAATCTAATGATCCAAACGCTATCCAAAGGAATGCAGCACTGTCTACAACAGCCCCGACAACGCCACTTGCTAAAACGGCCATGGCCAAACGCTTCTTACGAAGAGGCGTATAAACGGCCATGTCAGCAAGTTCTGAAAGTAAGAAAGCTACACCACTGGCAATGACCAGGGGTGCGGGTGCTACAAACGCAGATAACGCCGCGCCCACTAAGATCGCCCCTAAAACTATTTTGGAACCGAAATACTCGTGGACAGCGTCTCTTAAAACTAGGGCCACCCCTATTAAAAGAACCCCAGAAGGCGCCATAAGACCGGGGGCCACAGGAATCAAACAAGGGCCTTTCGGAATACAAGTCGTTCCTACGTTACCTATCATCCAATTTGCAATAGGCACGGTCAGGAGAAATAAAATTAAATATGCAAGCTTTGACATTAAAATAACTCCATATTTTTAGGCTTGGGGTCCCAATGAATTGGACTTTGGATTGAATCGATGCGTCTGGCCATTCGTTCTGGGCAAACGTTTGAATCCTTGTAGTTTCTGGCAACATTGACGCTGTCAGCTGACGCAAAGGGCCATATGTCCCCGCACAAAGATAACCCCCGCAACATATGTATCCATGGTAAAGGGCCGTTCTTAACCAGCCAGTTAAAAGCTTCGTCAACCCTTCGTTCCCACTTAGAGCTGCCCACTTGCCAGTACTGACCACTGGAGCCAAAACATATCTTTGGAAAACCTAAATCCAACAATAATCCAATGTGTTCAATTGGCTCGTGAAGATGCCAGACAACAGCCGAACAATCGCGTCGATGAGGCCACTCTTTTGCCAAGGCAAGATTATCTTCAGCCGTTCCTTCAATTACGTCTGGGACAACGGCCCAATGCGGATGAGCCAAACGAGACTCCACCCACTTGTAATAGCCATCCCAATCAGGAACCTGGTCTTGCTTGTAATGTGTAAAAGCACCGTTATCCCACATAACGGACTGTGCGCTGGACAAACAAAAATCAGAATCTCGAGGTTCTGCGTAACTGACACAAAAATGTTTGCCCGATAGTTTTAGAAGCTCGCTTTTAGGGGTTAAGGGGGTGCCGTGATAATGTATCAAAACGGTGGATCCTCTGGTTCAAATGTCACCTCTGGAAGGTCCACTTCCCCCCGCGCCCTCTCCGGCACAAACCAGACACGAACCCATTTCCACTTGTTCTGGTTGTCTCTGAATCTGTAGACCTTATCGGACTTAGCCCCCTCATTCATTTCTCTCAGACGTTCCGTGATCTGCCCACGGGTGTATTGGGTAAAGCCATTACGTTTCAGAAAGTCCTGCAACCCACTCAATTTGAAATACGTCACGGAGTCTTCGGTCCAGGGCTTTCCTGTCAGGAGTTCTTCTGGACTGTGAGCTGCAATTCGGGAGGTGCAAAAAGATTCCAGTAGTTCCACGAACAACCCCTTCTGGGTCAATTCGTCTGGCACCTCCACATGGGTGGCGTTGTTTAAAAGATTATCAATCAAGGCTCGCCAGTCCGCATCCTTCATTCTGGCGGGCATTTTGTATGTCTGTTCCATGCAGGCCCGTTGAAACTCTACCTGCATTTGTAACTGCTTGGTGGACAATTCGAGGCGTGAGCCCTCCATGTTGACAAACCAGACAGGGGGTTCCGATTCCACCACCGTTAAGCCGCCTAACACAGGTTGAGAGTCATGAAGTCCAATCCCAAACTTACGGCTACGGCACAATCCCTTGTTGCAGTGACTGCATAAAGGTTCCTGCTTGCAAGTGTAAGCATAATCTTTCTTCTCAAGCTGCTCTTGCAAAACAACAATTTCTTTCGCTGGAAGGGGCGGTGTGCAATATTCCCGATTGTGCTTTTCGAGGAGGTTTTTCCAGTCCTCTGGAGCCGCTTTCCTGTAGTAAATGCCCACATTCAAAAGCGTTGTGTTACGACCCCCCTCTGGGATACCAAATTCCGTTAACTGCTGGCAGCAGGGAGGACCGTCTGGAAGAATGGCTTCATCAGAACCAAGTTGTATTGCGGCTAAATCAGTGGCCGATATACGAAGCTTTTCCGCCAGGGATAAGAAGTCCCCCAAACTCAGACTGTCCCCGTCCTCCCGTAAAGCATATCTCGTTGTGTGCTTACCATTCTGATAAGGGAGATTTATGAAGTTACCTACGTCCCCCCGATCAGTTCGAATCTCATCTTGTTTGGGAAAAATTTCACAGTTGGCCCAACCTAGAACGGAGGCAAATTCCGCTAGTTTGTCGCGCACCACGGAGGCGGCAAGTTTTTCCGATAGAAATAAAAATAAATGAGCCCCTCCAGATTTGGAGCGACACATGACCAACGGAAGTTTGAACCTCTTGACCCTCTCTAACAGAGCGGGGAGGTCTAGATTGTAATCGTCAATGTCCAATGCCCCGAACGAGCATTGGCTGTTCTCATCAATGGGTATGGCCCCAACGCCCAGCTTACCCTCCAAATGGTTTTGGATAAGCTCAACGGTCAGCGGATCATGCACAACACGGTAATGGGCTTGCGTTTTTCCGTACTTTGCATGGTTCAGCACAGCCGTTTGGCCATGGGCCTTTCCATATCCTTCGAATACTCGAAGGAACCTTTCTGCTGCCGTCGCCATAAGGAAAATGGCCCTCTCGTGTGCAGACGAGAGGGCCGCAGTCCTTCCTAGAACGGCACTTCTTCAGAGGACTGATCTTCCAGTACCAAGTCCGATGGAGGTGGAGCTACCTGCAACTCCCCCTTTCGGATGCTACTGTGAAGCTCTTTGCAATCATTGTAGGCCTCGATACTAGGCACTGGATCCTGCACGGAAACCGACCACGAGTACCAGCTGCCCTTATCATTCCCGTCTTCAATAGACCTCAAAGTGTAAGTGTTGGCGAAACTGGGAAGGAGGGCACCATTGTGCTTCTGCATTGAGATTAGCGTGATCCACCGACGACTAATTTTTAACTGCGTCTTTTTCATATCAACGATGGCGCTTTCCAACGTGCCATCATCATGCAAAATCTTGATATAATGTTGCGCGGTGCGAACAAGCTCATTGCCGTTGGGCAAAACCTCCATGCCGGAGTCCTTGTCACGAACGGCATTGATCACCTCAATGCTGTTGGGCGACAGTTCAGCTACAAAGCCCCCGCCAGCTTGCCGTGGAACAAACTCCAACATTTTTTGCGTAAAATGAACTGGGAGAACTTGAACACCCTCATCGGACGCCCAAAGCTTATTAGTGACGGTGTTGAAAATGTCCCCCTGAGAAGCCCCCTCAATGAAGGCGGGATCGGATTTCTTCAACTGTGGACTCAAGGCCTGAATGATCCGAAGAAAAGGAATCTGCATGTCGGATGCAGTGACATCCTCAAGCCCTAGGCCAGAATCAGCCAAGAAAAGTTTAGTTAATTCGTTTTTTTTACCGTTACCGTTACC